AACACCAGCAACTTTTACTACAGTTACAATTACTTGACCTTCGGCAAATTTTGTAACGTTATCAAACATAATTTCGTATTCTGAACCGAATTCACCAACAGTAATATGTTTAAGATCAATTGCAACAATAGTTGCATTTGCAAACAACTGTGAGTAAAAAAGTGGTGTACCATCCCAAAGATTACCACCAAATTGTGAAGTTTTGTTTCCAAGGAATAAGCCTGAACCAGCATCAATTTTAACACCTTTAGCTTTGTAAAATTCTGCACGAGGCATAAGCAAAGTTACATCACCATCAACACCAGCTACAAGTGTATCTAAATTTGCAGTTGTATAACCAACTAAACCAGCCTGTGCAGAAGCACCAGCAATTGCAACATCAAAGATATCTTTTGTTACAGCCCTATCAGCAGATTTAACCATTTCAAACAAGTATGATTGAAGTGCTGCTTCATTTCCAACTGCAAGCAATTCTTTACCAATTGTTTCAGTAATTGAATAACGTGCAGGTTGAAGTAATACAG